AGTGGAGCTTGGCTTGAGCCTCCAGCATCGCCGGGTCAGGCTTGGGCTCTTGCGGCTGGCCCTCTTGCTCGGCAGGGTCGGTCAGGAACGGGTCGGCGGACTTGAAGTCGAGACCCTTCTCGAAATACCGCTTCAGATAGGCGTGGATGTTGTCCAGCGTCACCAGCGGCCCGCTCACGCCACCCTGCATCCCGACGATTTCCTGCATGGTCGCCAGACCGGCTTGCATCCGCATCTGTTCGGCCTCTTTGCCCGCCGAGCCGGTGCCGATTTCGATCACCATGTCGGAGCGGTTGCCCCAGCTAGACGGGTCAACGTCAACCCACTTGCCACGCAGTCGAACCGTTGCGGCCTGCGTCGCGTTCTGGCGAAGCAGTTTGTGCAGGATAAGGAAAATGTCCTTAATCCCCGTATGAGCGAGGATCGAGGCGATCAGGCGAACGCGCTTCTGCGACTCCGACATAAGCGCCAAAGCGCCCCGCGCCGTGTCGTGCAGCGTGTCAGGGTTCAGGCCTTGCGCGTTGCGAACGATGCCAGTCCGCTTCTCACCCATCGTGGAGAAATGCTCGATAGCCGAGAGCGTGTCGAAGCTCAGACCACCCGAGGTCAGCGGTACGATGGCGTTGTCCCCCTTGCCCCGCACCGGCACGTTCGGCTCGTTGCGGAGAAGGTCGGAGATCGTCCAATCGTTCGCCTTGTCCATGTTGACATACATTCGCTGGTTCAGGGCGAAATAGCCGCTGTCGAGCGTCATGCGGGTCAGGACGGTGTTGATCTTCTGGATTTCGATCAGGCGGTCGGAGACGGACTCGCCGTAGAACTGGTGGGGCACCAGGTACGGCGTGATTGCCGCAAACGGCACGTCGGGATGCTCTTCCTCCTCAAGCATCTGAAGCGAGGAGCCGTCCGTCAGGACGCGGTAACGACCGTCAGGGCCGTCAAGGTAATGCTCGACGACCTCAACGATGCGGTGATCGCCCAGCCCGCCCCGGTCGTCCACGTTCTCATCAACCCGGTCGCGCGCTTCGGCCACCTGGTTGTCGATGACGCCATAAGCCGGGAGGCTATCGACCAGCGCCGCGTCAATCCCGCGTTTTTTCAGTTGGTAGGCGCGAAGGCGGGTCTTGTGGAAGCAATAGGGGCTTTCCGACAGGCGCACCGTGTCCTTCGATACGCCGAAGTCTTCGGGCGGCACCGCCATCACGCAGGCGCGCCACTTCTCCTTCTTGCGGATGCAGAAGTCTACCGTGCCTTCAGGGTCGTCAATGTCCCCAAGCTCGGACTTCAGTTCGACCCGGTCGCCGTACTTTTGCACCGCCGAGGCAAACTGCATGATCGACTGGTCTTCAAACTCCTCCTCCGGCTCCTCGTACTCCTCACCCCACGCCTTGAAGACGCCGGTCTTGATCGTGACCGCGTCCTTGATCGCGCTGTAGAGGTTCAGGAAGCCGGGGTTCTCCTCGAAGAAGACGTGTTTGACGTAGTCGGTCTCCTGCTGCGCCGCCTCTTCGTCGTCCTTGCCGACCGGCATGAACGTCGCAATGTCCTCGCCCGTGAAAATCTCGATCAGATCAGGCATGACCATTTCGATTGCGTCGGCCACGTCCGTCGAACACGCCGAGGAACGCCCCGGCAACGACGGCACGTCATCCATCACACCCTTGACGTACTGAAGCGCCTTCTCGCGTTGGCTATTCAGTTCGTCCGTGCTGCGGCCTACGGCCCGCGCGAACTCGTCTGCTACAAGGGCGAGACGGTCGGTATTCATCAGGCGTAAGCGATATTCAGGCCGAGAACGTCGGCAGCCAGAAGGGCGGTCGTTCCGGCGTCAGCGGCGTCCGTGGTCAGGCCGTAACCGATACCGAGAAGGAACTGGAAGCCACCCAAATCGAAGCGGAACGGGCCGGAGGCGGGGCAGGCCAGCGTATAGACCGGAACGTCAGTCCCCACGGTCGGGGCCGTCGCCTTGTCGTAGAGCTTCAGATACACGACCGACGCCTTGGCGTTCTGGCCGTTAATCTCATAGACCCGACCCGTCCCAGCACGAACCAGCGTGGCGTTGACGGACGCAGCCGCCGATGGCAGGCGGGCGGCATTGGTTGCGCCGACGACCGCAATGGGCATCTGGTCGCGGGTGGCTACTGCCATTAGACGGCTCCGTAGTTCGGAATGGTGAGGACGGACGGTTGATCGTTCACGTCTTCGGGTTTGCCGATTGCGAAGGTTCGGAAGGCGTCAGCCGGGTCGCTCGCCCAATCGTGGAGCGGCGTGTCCTTGTAGGCTTTCAGCTTCTCGTCCCAGACGCGGCGGTAAGACCGCAGCGCGTCCAGACCCTTTTCGCACTTGTCTTTGTCGAACCGGCAGATCGGGATAATCTGGCGCACTTCGTTGATGTCGTTCGCAACGGACTTAGTGCGCGGGACCACCCGAACGCCCTTGAGGCCCATGCTTTCGGCTGTCTCTTTGATCGAGCCGGTCGTGCTGACGAGGTGTTCATTCTCCGCATCATGCGGAAGAAGATGCTCGCCGTAGTTATAGTCCTTGTCCTTGACGTGCTTGACGTAGTGGTCGATCCCAACGCTTGTGTTGGCGTAGTAGTCAATCACGTCCCAGCCGGTGCCGTTGCGCTGAACGAACCAGATCACCGTCGCGTCGTTGCGGCCCAAGTCCCAGGCTGTGTGAACCTGCTTCTGCGGATTGTACGGGACGAAACCTATCCGATTGTCCGTCTCAGCCCTGTCGATCAGCTTGGCGTAATAGGCACCCGGAAGAGCCGCTGACCACGAGGTCATGTACTCTTGCTCAAAGATCGCCTCGCCGTCCCCTTCGCCGCGCTCGGCTATCAGTTCGGCCCGCTCTGTCGCCAACGCCTCCGGGGTAAACACTCCGGTGTTGTCCGATGTCAGCCGCTCGGCAAACCAGTCATCTGACTGCTCGGCCATCTGGAACATGCGGTGCGCGTGGTTGCGACCGCGCGGCGTGGTGATGAAGATCGCCCACCCGCCGTTTTCCAACAGGATGGGCCGGATAAGTGACCACGCCTGCGGGTTGCTCAACGCCCACTCAGAGAACACCACCCCGATAGGCGGCGTCCCCACCAAAGCGTCGTAGTTGTCAGACCCGATCACCTGCCATGTGCTTCCGGTCTTGAACCGGATGAGCATATCCTGCTCGCGGGTCGTCTCTCTCAATGCCTGCGGGAAAGCATCGTCAATCCGACGCCTGCCAGTGTGCGGGTTTACCGCGTCCCAGATCGCCTTGCGGGCTTGGTTCTGCTGCGGGAGCAAATGCCAATAGACGCCGACCCGCTCATGGGCCGCACAAGCCGTGAAGTGAAGCGCCAGATCATCCTTGCCGTGGCGACGAGGCCAGATAGCAATCGCCCGCTTCCCGCCGCCGTGCATATGCTTCCAGAGCGGTTCCTGGTACGCGCGAGGCGTCCAGAGGTTCGGCAGCTCGACCTTCACGCGGGCTTATTGATGATGATCTGAAGCGCGCCGCCGTCTGGACCGCTAGCCTCGATGCTCGACAGCTTGGCGTGGATGTAGGGGGCCGCAGCCTTCGCCATATCCAGCCGCTCGGCTATCGGAGCGTTCTCGTCCCTCATGTGGTTGAGCATGAAGTCCAGAGGAAGGATGCCGGTTGCCGCCGCCTTGGCTTGGGCCGCAGCCGTTGCCTTGCGAATGGAGCCGGGCTTTCGGCCAGCGCCTACGCGAGCGCCGCCATGTGTCTTCTCGACCATTTTGAAACGCGGCTCTAAAATCAAGCCGTCCCGTGTTGTCGCTGCTCTAGGCTTGGCGACTGTGTGGGTTATGTCCGAGCGTTCCCGCCTTGCCTGCTATCACGCATCCCGAAGGACGCCCGCGCCGCAGGTTGGCTTCTCAGCCTGTAAGGTCGGATGGTGTCTGCCCCGCTCGGGGTGGGTCCAGCTAAGGAAGGCGCGGTATGAAAGGGGTTAGTCGCCCTGGTAGCGCCACGGCAGGATGATAACGGCGTTCACGTCGAGCGCGGGGTCACCACCAGCGGCCCAGCCATCAGCGATGTTGAGATAGACCGTGTGAGCGCCGTTAGCGGCAATCGCCAGTTCGGTCGTCACGATGGCGTCGGTCTCGGTGCCGTCGCAGTCCGTCATGGTCTGGCCGGTCAGGATGTTCTCGAAAGCAGCGGTGCCACCGAGAACAGCCACAGCGCCCGAGGCGATGGTGGTGCCAAGGCCCACGTCAGGGGTGTCAGCCTGAATAGCAGCCGCACCGTTGACCGAGACCTTGAGACGGGCAGGGCCGACGACGCAGGCACCAGCGGGCAGGGTGTACACCAGCTTGCCGACGCCGAGCGAAGCACCGCCTGCAATGGCCGGGAAGACCGACTGCACGTTGAGGATGGTGGTGTGGTTGTACTTGTCGCCGTACTCACGGGCGGTGACGCCAGAGCCGGGCGAGCCGACGACGCCTTCCAGAAGGAAAGTGTTGTTGCGAGCCATTCGGCCCTCCTATGGATTGTGGGGGTTAGGGGTACGCTTAGAATGTGGTGGGTTGGGCTTGCTGGTCTTGCGGGCTTCCAAGGAGCCCCCCGCCGAGGGCAGCACCTCCGGTTAGACCCAGCCCGCTTATTCCGTACTTCCGCAGGATTTTGACCAGTTCGTCATTGAAGACGACGTAGTTGGATGAGCCTTCGCCAACCCCTCGGGAGTTTCCGTCTAGGTAGCGGATGCCGTTGATGCCATTTCGGGCCATCACGTCGGACACAGCGTCCGGGCCTGACGTGAAGTCAGCCAGCTTCTCGTAAATGCGTTCGCCGGTAAGACGCGGCTCGTCAATCGTACCGTTGTCAAACAGGATTTCCGCCAGCTCTTGCCGGTTTGTTCCCATCTCTGCGAGCGCAGCGTCAATCTGGCTTGGCTGGCGCGAAAGCGGAGCGTCCCAATCCAAGAACGTATCTGGATGGGCGTTAATGCCTACTTCATACATGGAGCCGCTGCTGCCTAGCGACTTGGCCTTAAGCGCCTCAAGCTCCGCAACATCCCTTTGAAGGTCGCGCGTGATAAAGTGGTTAGGGTCTTGCGCGGTCCAGTTGGCAAGCTGCTCCACCCGGCTCGCCATCAGCGCGTCCAGATCGCCGCCAAACGCGCCCAAGTCCATTGATAGCTGCTTGCCTAGCCTTTTTCCATCGGCAGTCCAGCTTGACAGTTGGTCCCGATACGACCGCGCCACACCCTCGTTTTCAGCGAAGTAAAGCCCGTGGCCGTATGCCTGCGCTCCCTCTCCCGTTCCAATCTTGTCGAGGGAGAACTGATCGAATGAATGGGGCGAGCCGTGATAGGCGCGGATGGGGTAATCAGGCTCAACGGCTTGCGGACGAAGCGGGTTTAGCCTGTCGTAAGCGTCAACGCCAAATTCTTGGCCGTATCCCATTGCCTCATCAATGCGGTGGCGGGCCTGATCGGGCGGCAGGGCGTCCAGACGCTTGCGCCAGAACCCTTGCGCCTCGTCACTCAGGCCAAGCGGGCTAGGAACAAGCGGAACGCCTAGCGTTTCCTCCAACTGGTCGTAAACCTGACCGCCGACGCCTTGGCGCTGGAAAGCCGGGTCAATCTGTATCCGGTCCACAAACGGACGGCCATTAGGGGCCATCGAAACGCTACCAGCGGGGCGACCCCCCACGCTAATGTCGTAGGCCCCTTGATGTGTTGGCGTCAGCGCAACATACGCTTGCGACGCCTCATCCCATTGCGCGTTGGTCGGATAGCCCTCGTCACCCGGATTAAGAACCCGTGCGCCCGTGTCGTCAGGGTTGGCCGCACGATAGCGGGCCAGCGCCGACTCCGCGTCCGTCATCAATCCACCAGACGGGGCAGCCTCACGCGCTCCCGTCATCAGCCCGCGACGTGCACCCCGAGAACCCCGACCGATTGCCGGGATGCCTGGAATGGCCGCGAGAAGGCCGAGCCCAATCCCGACCGGGTCACCGTCCCGCGCGGCGGCTTGCAAGTCCTCAACGCCGACCACGTCGCCCACGCCCGGAAGCATATCCGCGCCGGACTGAAGGACCGAGCCGTAGGCAGGCCGTGCAAACTCCGGCTGGCGCTCAATGAACGGGCGAACCCGCTCCTGTAGGGCGTCGAGAACGTCGCGGTAGGGACGGCGCTGTGGCGGTTGGCCTCCCTGCTGCATGGTCAGCCCTCGAAGAAATACTGGAGCTTCGCGCTCTCATGCAGGGCGACGGCTTCAATCTCGGTCCCGTTCGTCTCGCGGAACACGTTGCCGTCTTCATCCACGCCGATGATTGCGATCTTGACCAGGTTGGCATTCGAGGCTTGGCCTAGCAGAACCATGACCTCAGCCTCTCCGCTGTCCTTGCCGCCTTGAACCGTGGGGAAGCGGATGACCTTGTCGTCTGACATTCGGGTCATCCTGTGTGAGTGGGGCGGACAGCGAACCATCCGCCCCCTTGGGTTAGGCAGCCTTGAGCGAGGCCATCTCCGACAGGCGCTCGCGAAGGGCGTAACCCTCCAGCGGCCAAAGCTGCTTGATGGCATCCTCGTAAGCGAATCGTTGGCCCTTCTCGGCGTCAAAATTCTCGGGTGAGGCGGGGGCCGACTTGCCGATGATCGTAAAGCCGTTCCGCATCACAAGGATGCAGATGGTCAGAACGTTGAGGGAATCGACGGCTGGGGCTCCGACGCCATTCACCGCTTGCGCGCCGGTGAAGAAGTACGTCGTGGAAATCTTGCCTTCCATGTCGGCAAGGGAGACGCGCGGGGCAGTTGCTCGGGCAGCCGAATAGGCTTCCGTCGCGTTGAGGGAGTCGCTGTGCATGCTAGCTCGCAGCTACCGGAAACCGTCCGGGGTCGGACATCGGCAAGGTTCTGCCGTGTGGGGTCCGCGCCTCAACCGCTCTTTGCGTAATGCTCTAGGCTTTTCGGGCGTGTCGGCTGGGCGCGGATGGGGTGTGCCGCTAGGGCAGATTGGCCGGGGGTTTTGTGGCGCTCGACTGAACGGTGCGCTTTTGTCCCTACCGCTGCGACCGCCCGAGGGTTGGGCCGCGTCCGAGGAGTGGGTCGTCCCGCATGGGAACCGGCGCAAAGCGCCTCAATACGGATGAGACTGACACGTCAGTTAATTGCGGTCAAGCGCAAAACATCATCTAGTGCCAAAAAAACGAAATCACGCATTATGTGGTACTGGCGATATGAGCCAGGCAGGGCTGCAATCGGCTCTCCGATGCCGACGACGCGCTTTAACAGCGTAACCCCAACCTCTCCTAAATTCCCCCGCACGGCCTCGTGTATTTGTTCCAGCTTGCGGCGGTCATCTAGCGACGCCTCGCTGCGTCCGCTCGTATGGCAAACGCTCCGCATTAGGCCCTCGTATCTGCGAGCCGCCACCGCCCGCGCTGGCGTCAGGCTGGTAACGCCAAATGGCTTCCCCGAAGTGCGCGAGTCCTCGCCGTTCATCTCGGCTATGCTTTTGCCGGGAGGCAATCTCCCCTCTCTAGTCCCCTTGTCGCCAAGCCTGATCGCCGACAACGCTTGGTCGGCAGTTACATCAAACCATTCTCCGTGCGAATGCCGAGATGCCAGAAGGGCATGAGCATACTTTTCTGAAAATTTCCGCGTCACCCAAGGAACCGCGATCACGTGCTTCATTGTTAGCGGGACCGGGCTACCTATGCCGAGCGTTGTGAGGCGGTAGGTGGGCTTAATCGTGAAGCCCACCTTGTGGGGACCAGTGTCCGCGCCAATGACGTACAGGTAAGCCGTCTTCACGTCGGAGTCGGGTTCTGATATTGCTGGGTTAGCCAAGGCTCGCTCCTTACAGCGGCTGAGGTCAGGAACCGGTTAGGCGTTGACGCGCCACCGGTTCCGCCTTTGTTCCATACTTTGCTGGCCGTAGCAACGCTAAGCCGCCATCCGCCTATCCCGCCGCTCCCTCACCAGCCGGGTGATGTTGGTCTGCACCCACCGAAGCTGGCCACAGGCCATCCGCACCGCCGCGCCTTGTGCAACCGGGTTTGTCTCTCCGGTGCAACGCTCGACAATCGGACGCCAGCGGGTCAGCAGGGCCTCATCCGGCTTCAGGAGGTCAAACAGCATCCGGGCGCATTGCGGGGGCAGGGCCTCCGTTGCCGT